AATACGCCAAAGCTACCCGATTGCACAACAATAACGTCTGTAGCTATATTTTGTGTTGCTAAAATACCCACAGCATTCGTCACCGTGGAATTGGAGAACCATCCTGTCTGACCCCATACGCCGTTATAATAAACCTCCGCAACAACGATGATATTTTTCCCTGGGAAAGGGTTCGCATATTCTTTTCTAGTATTTGCCGGGTAATTGTAGGGAAGCGATCCGCTACCATCCGGGTATATGATCGTGGTTTCATTAAATCTTACGTCGTTTCCCGCCGCGACAGTTCCAGAAGCCGTACCAACGTTCTTTTTAGCCGCATCGCCTAAACCAAGGTTTTCGAGAAAGGTCGCCACATTCGCAATATCGCTACCATTTTTGGCCTTATCCATTTTTCCGGCCAAGGCATTGGTCATGGTGGTAGCAAAATTAGGGTCATTGCCCAGTGCGTCGGCCAACTCTTTCAGCGTATCGAGTGCCGCCGGTGAGGATGCGACCAATGCAGCAATGGCTGCCTGGACAAACGCGGTATTCGCAAGTTGTTGGGTATTACTTCCTGCTCCGGCTGTTGGGGTTGTTGGTGTGCCGGTCAGTACCGGACTGGCAAGCGGTGCATAGTCTGCAAGCGCCAATTTAATATGTGCCGTGGTTGCCAGTTGTGTGCTGTTATCGGTTTTTGCCGCTGTGGGGGCGGTGGGCTTACCAGTCAATGCGGGGCTGGCTTTTGGGGCATATTGTGAATGCGGATCAGCTGCTGCTAAATGCGCAACCATCAACCCATCAGCATAGGATTTAACCTCAATTGCTTTATCGTCTGCATATTTGCGCGTTGCCAGCACTACTGACGGATCAATTTTTAATGTGACCGCTTCGGTACTACTGACAATTAACACCATGCGCACGGTTTGTGTGCGGCCGCTGCCTTCCTGCAACTGGGGTTTATAGGTTTCCGGGCAGTTGGCAATGGCAATTAATACGCCGTCTTTATCAAACAGCCCAATTTCACGTATCCACCAACCGCCGTCCGTTTCCGGAATAACTTGTTCTGCGATTATCTGGCTACTGTTGGCCGCATCGACACTTAATGAGTTCAATGCGGCGCGGCGTTTCTCGCCAATCAGCTGCGTTTGTGCAGCGTTCGGCAGGGGTAATACGCCGCCGCCATCCCCAACAGCCATATGAGTGATCTGTAATTGCGTGCCGAGGGCCGTTGCGTTTGCCAGTTTGGCCGCCCCCAGATTGGTCAGTATGGCAAAGAATTTTGTGGTCATGGGTTCACGCTCACGCTGTCAATAAGATGAAGTGTGCCGCCGGTGTAGTGTTGGCCGGTCACAGTAATGGTTTCAGGTAAATAGGGGTAAACGGTCAGCTCGTCGCCGTCGTAACTGGCAGCGCTGACAGGGATTGTGCCGGAGACATCCAGATTGATGGACAGGCCAATCAGATGGCGGCTGCATGGCTTGGCATCAACAATCAATCGTTCCAGCTCAAAATACATTTCATCGGTAATGCCGGTTTCCAACACGCCAACATCAAGGCGAAAGGTGCCGGGCGTTTCACCGGTTTTCCACCATTCGGTTACTCGAATAAGGTAGCCGAGCGGTTCAACCACACGGCGTAATGCGCCAATGGTGCCCTTGCGTTTGTGCACGTAAGCCGAAGATTTCACCACCGCACGTTTGGTGGCTTCCGGCCAGCTTTCATCCCAGCGATCAACCGACCACGCCCACGCCAGATAGGGCAGCAACGGCAGTGGGCACAGGTCAGCATTCCATAACTGGCGTAGTGGCACCGGCACATTCCCCAATTGCGAGCAGGCTTGTGCGGCGGCGATTTCCAACGGGGATGATCCGGCCGGTAGCAGGCGGTTATTCATCCGTTCCCCCAACCGTCAGCACGGCGCGGGTACAGTAGGCGGCTTGTGTTTTGTCGAGCACCACGTCAGCGGTCGGTGCATTCAGCTCAACACGTTGCACCCCTTCAACATGCAACGCAGCATAAATAGCAGAAGTGCGGATATCGCGACCAAGGCGTCGTTGGGTATTGATGTAAGAATCCAGTTTCATCTGCGCGGCGGCACGTACCGGTTCGGCTTCCGGCCCCGGATAGATATAGAGCACAGCGTCAATCTGGTAATCCACAATTGCAGCGGATTGCACGGTGACGCGGTCAGCCACCGGTCGCACATCCTCGTCATTCAGCGCGGCGCGGACGATGTCGAGTAACTCCGGCGAGGCTTCGCCATTTCCGGCCCGCGCCAGCACGGTAACGGTGACACAGGCAGGTGACGGACTCAGCGCCGAGGCATCCGCAACCCGTCCGTCAGCACTGCGGGCGTGGGCTTCATAGGCTCCGGTAGGCCCGGCAACACTCAGGGCTTCAAAGGCTTGCGGAATCCGCAGGCGAAAATCAGTATCAGACTCCATCACGGCGGCAATGGGCGGAATGGCATCCGGATCGGCGGGCGTGATAATCAGGCGTTGAACGTTATTGTTAGCCCCCAACTGGTCTAAGTCGCTGCCATGGGCATAGGCCACCATCACCGCCTGCGCCGCCTCGTTAACCCGCTGGCGCAATACAAGTTCACGGTAGGTATTTTCTTGCAATAGCTTGACCAGCGGCTCGGACTCTAACGATAAGGTGCGGGTGATGGCCGCCTGCTCGTCAACGGGATAGAGGGCGATCAGTTCCGCCTTGCGTTCAGCGAGTAGGGTTTCATAATCCAGTGCTTCCACCGCCAGCGGGGCGGGCAGTTGTGACAGGTCGATGGTGCTCACGCATTACCTCCTACAGCGATAGCCAGATTAAAGGTATCAGCCAAATCAGTGCGCTGGCCGTGAAGCTCAAGTGTCATCTTGCCCGCTTTCGGCTCATTTAATATCACGCGGGTAAGTACCACACGCGGTTCCCAACGCATGATCGCGCTGTAGGCTGCCGACATGGCTTTTAGCCGCAACACCGGATTCTGTGGGGCGTCAATCAGGTCAGACAGCAATGAGCCATAGCCCCGGCGCATGCACCGCGTGGTGGTCGGTGTGGTGACGATGTCGGTGATCGACTGGGTAATATGCTCCATATCGGTAATGCGTCGGCCGGTTTGGGCATTCATGCCTAAATACATCATTTGTTTGGCCCATAGGTATTGCTACCGCCGCGCTGTACGCCGCCGTGGTCATGGCTATCAATCACTACTCCATTGGATGAGAATGAGCCACCGGAGTGCTGAATGTCGCCGGACATCTCACCGCCACCGGTCACATTCAGCGTGGCCGTGGTCAGATTTTGGGTACATTCCACAATGGGCGTATCCAGTGTGATTTTTACAGAGGCGGAACAGGTGATTTCTGGCGCAGTGGCCTGGATGGATTTACCCGCATTAAGGGTGGCAGTTTTAATGCCGCTGGCTTTCAGTGCGCCAGTGTCGGCGTTGTACTCAATCACTGCGCCGTCGGGGTAGGTAGCGTGCTGGGTATTGGCGGTTTTAATCGGAGTCGAGGCGCTTTTTTGATACAGGGCCGCAATGATCACACCGGCGGATAACTCGCCGCCAGCAGCCAGAATAATGACCTGTTCCCCTTCGGTCGGCGGCCACCATGTGCGGGCATTTCCGGCGCGACGGACAGACCACGGCAACCAGTCGGTCAGTAATTCACCGCAGCGCACGCGGGCTTTGGGCGGATCAAGGGCCAAATTCACCTGTTCCACGATACCGAAACGGATCAGATTCATTATCAGGCGATAGATTTCGGCGTTGGTCATGGCGGTCAATACTCGTTATTCAGCGTAACGGTATTGTTTACGCGCGCGGGCAGGGGCGCAACGCGCGGCAGTTGTAGGGGGACTGTGACAACTTTTTTATGGCTGGGCGATAAAATCAAATACCTGATTGAGGACGTTATCGCTGTCTTTGGTGGTGATACCGAGCAATTGACGGGCGGGGTAATCCGCTTTCACATAGGGGTTCACCTGGTCAGTGCCGCCGTACTGGTGTATCTGGGCAATTTTAGCCGCGACACCGGTATAACCGGCACCGGCAGAATCGGGTAGTGCCTGAAGGCGCAGAAAGGTGGCATTACGCAAACGGCGAAACATCGGCTGCTTTTTACTGGTGCGTTTGGTGGTGGCTTCAGCTTCCACCGATAAAAACCGGTCAATATCAACGCGGTTAAAGGTACGGATAGCATTACGGTCGTTATCCCAACCGGTTATCTGGCGCTTATTGCCTGACCAGTTTTTCAGGTCGCGCACCGAACCCTGATAGATAAAACGCAGGCGTTTTTGCACAGTTTTGATGCTGTCTTTGCGTTTGGTGTACGGGGAACCGTCCGCGTTTAACTGTTGGCGAATACGTTGTTGCTGACCGCGGCGCAGGGTAATGGAAATGTCCCGGCTCAGTTTGTGTCGTGCGCCCGATTTCCCGCGATTAATCAGGCGTTGTAAATACTGTTCCAGTTCCTGAAATTCGTTATCCATAGTGCCTCTTTCCGTCTGTGGCCAACACCGTCATTTTTTGTCTGTGCGCGATATCAGCCCGCCCAAGGGGTGTTGGCGGCGGCCCGTTCCCAATCTGCCAGCATATCGCCGCGCGCATCGGCGGGCTCGTCAAGGTGGGTTAACTCTAGCCGATCATTCACGTCCGCCACTCTGACCGCTTCGGTCAGCTCAATGTGCAGCACAATATCGGCGGTGGCGTTATTGAGAATATCCGCCTCAAAGGTAAAACCGGTTTTGCGTCGGTCGGGATTGAAGATCACGTCCGGCTGATGGCGGTGTACCCACAGCATAGCGGGCAACGTGACCGTATCCATGCTATAGGGGTAATCCATCACGATAACGTGCACGGTGTAGCGGTATTCGAATGACAGCGATTTTTGCCCGGTGGCAACGACTGTCCCTTTATCCAGCCAGATCGCCAGTTTGTCGGGATTATCCCGTAGGTAAGGCACCGCCTGACTCAGTGCAGCTCGCAGCAAATTAGGTTTTAACATTGGGTGTTCCTTGCTGACAGAGCAGCACGGTATCAACCTGCGCCGCGCAGGCGTGTAAAGCCGCTTCCAACTGGTCGATATCGTCGTTTAAATCGCCGTTAGTGCGCGGGCTGGCTGCCGGAAACAGGCAGGCTGTGACCTTCGGACAACCATTGACGGTAATCTGCGGCTCCGGTGAAGGCAGGCCGCTGACGCAGCCGGATAATATCATCAGGCAGGGGAGTATCAGCCCAGCGGCGTAACGTTTCATTTTCACGGTATAACCTCTTGATTTGGCTATTACGTTGCGCCAACAGCTGATCGGCGCTGGCGACCTGTTGGCGCAATTGTGCCTGTGCCTGATTATTGGCATTGGCGGTCAGTGCCAGGGCGATCAACTGGCCGCTTTTCCTGATGGTTTCAGTGTTTTGCCGGTCAATCACCACTTGCCGGGCTTCAGATAAACGATAAGTTTGCACGCCATTGGCAAGCAGCAAGACGGCGGCAACTGTCCAGGCGAGTGGGGCTGTATTGATAATTGACATGGATTAGCCCGGATATTGACGGGCGGGCAATTGAAAATGCGGGCCGTCTTTAAAGGTTGTCCAATTACCGCCCCATTCCACGGCGATCCCCAGCTCGGCAGCAGCCTGTTTCATGGCATCAGCCATCGGATAAAAATACTTCCATTCCCAGCTCACCTTGCCATCAGGCAGCGGCACAATATCCACCGCATGGCCGGTTAAATGGCGACTGTTCAGCGCTTGACTGGCACCGGCTTTAACCAGTTGGCGCTGGCGTTCCAGCGTGCGAACACCTTCGATCACTTTAAAATCTATCGGGGTCAGTTCCAGCGCGCGGCGTACTACCTTGACCAAATCAGGGTGCACGCCGAGTAGATTGCTTTCGCTGGTTTTACCGAAAATAAAGTTATTGCTTGGCATCAGGGGTTCCCACCTTTTTATTGACGATCTTAAACACCAACTCACGAATGGCTTGCAAGCCGATCAGACCGATCAAGCAACTGATAAATATTTCCACTTTTCCGGCGGCGACTTCGGTTAGCGCGCCGTTTAGCCAGGGAATAGCATCAATCGCGCGGATCAGCATCGGGGAGATAACCGGGCCGATATTGACACCGACCAGCCCACACACCACGCCCTCGCCAATGCCTTCGCGCAATTTCCCGCCACCCCAGACCACGCGGCGAAACGCTACAATAAAACCGACCAGAAAGCCGTTAATGACGGTGGAATGAGCAGAGTAAAAGGCCAGTAACGCACCTATCCAACTTGGATCTTTTTCTGGCATTTTCATGTCCGTTACCCCCTTTGGGGAGCCGTGGCTGTGGCAATTAGTCCCACAGCTGAATAATATTTTGTTGTGCCGGTTCGGTGGTGTCGGGTAATTCCAGCCAGTAACCGGCAGGCAGTACCGGCCCCCGTTCAGCCAGCCCCGGATTGGCCTGATAAACCGCCTCGGTGACACCCTCGGTGCGGCCGTAGTGACGCCAACACAGCGCGTCAACGGTGTCATACTGTTGAGCCTGAACACGCATTTACACCAACTCGGCAATGCCGCGTTCACGGCCTTGCACATCACTGATGGCCCAGCGGGCATCCCGCCACAAGTCGGTGATTTGTGGGTCAAGGGCATCAGCCCGTTTATTGCCGTCGCCGGTAGTGTCCATATCGCGATAACGTTCGGTTAGATTGGCTTTAGCATGGCAGTAGACTGCCCGCCGGTAGCGCTGTACCCGCATGGATTCGCCCGCGACTTGTTCGGACTCCACCGCTTCCAGTTTCAACACCCCAACGGCCTCTTGCTCGATGCGCCATGCCCGTAACTGGCCGTTGGTGTTACTGATGGCCTCGATCACCGCTTCTTTCAGGCGTTCAGCGGTGACATTACCGTCCAGACGCATCACTTTGCGTAAATCACCTAGCGAGATCTCCGGCCAAAACGGTGCGCTGGCGATCGTCACGTCCGGCCCTTCGGGGGGGCTTGCCGGATGTACCGGCTCTTTGGCGAGAAAACTCATAGCATCACCATTAATAAAATGGGCGGTGGACGCAGTTATCAGGGATAAACCTCATTTCCGCGTGCCGCCCGACGTGCGGGGCACGATTCATGGGGTACGTTTGGCGCGTACCGTGTTTGTTTTGGCTTTGGCCGCCGGTTTTTTGGCAGCAGTAGATTTAGTTTTATTGGCCGGTTTTGCCGGTGCTTCTGCGGCAACAACAGGGATATCGGGCGCGGTAGCGGTCACGTCAGCGCTTGCGGTGGTGATAACGTCGGTAGCGGTGGTTTGCTCGGTATCGCCTACACCAGCACTTTCAGCGATGGCTGCAACCAGCGCGGCTTTTTTCAGGTTCCGCTCCAACACTTCAATATCTTTTTTCACCCCCACATCGGTGTGAGCGGCTAAAGCCCGCTGCAACCAGATAAGGGCAGATGCCTGATCAGCCTGATTGGTACTTTGGCGTAGGGTGTAACCAATCGCCTTAAGCAGCTTGGCGCGGGCTTCATCCGGCATATCTTTATCCGCCGTCAGTTCTTGCAGGCGCAGCAAGATATCAATTTCAATCGCCGGATTATTGGTCGATGCAATTTTGAAATTGAGCAACGCGGCTTCAGACAGTTGATCGACGACGAAGCAGGCGGCGGTGCGCTGGTATTTGTCAGCCATCGGCAGGTTATGGCCGATCACATATTCCGCCAGGCGCAGTGCGTCACGGTATAACCCGGCATCCACTGACCACACCATGCAGGTAGTGACTACCTCGTCACTTTGGCCGCTATTGGCCGTCAGAACACCGTCGAGCCAGCCATCATAGGCAGGCAGCATTTCGCGCTTCATTTCAGCGCGGGTGGTATGGGACTGAAATTGCGACAGGCGGCGCTGATCAATACGCAGCCGGTGAAGCTGTTGTTCATAGGCGGAGCCGCCTTGCACCACGTCTTCTGTGGTGCCGCGCCGTTCTGCCATCACCTTGTCGTAATGGCGTTGTGCTGGAGTTAACATCATGCCCCCTAGGCGTAATGGGGCGGCGGGCCGCCCGTAAGTGATTGCCGGTCGTTAAACCGGCTCACCGGCTTTGATGCCTTCAATCAGGCAACCGAAACCGTAATCTTCCACGCAATAAGCCTCGTTATCGGACTCATAGGTAGTGACGCGGTTAAACTCCGGCTCCTCTTTGATGGTGCGGCGGTGTGTCCCTTCCTGCACATAGATAGCCAGATTGTCGAATGTGGTAATAAACATGGCATCGGCGGGGAAGAACGGCGCGCGGTAGGTCTGCATACCGCCGATTTGCTTCTGCGATACCAACATCTGACCGGCCAACGCTTCAGTGTTCGGATTGCTGCCGCTGACGGTGTTCAGCACTGGGAAATACTTGTCAGCCAGCAGTTTGCGACCGCAGATCACAATCAGGCCGGTGTCGTCCTGATACCACGGATCGATCAGGCTGTTGACCGCATCAAAGGCCAGTGCATCAAGGTTGCCATACTGCCCCTTGGTGATAAGTTTATTGTCCTCATCACGGGTGGAAACCATCACGTCAGACATCACGCGCTGTGGAGCAAACAGACGGTATTTTTTCAGCCAGCCGATATTCACGTCCTGCAATAACGGGTTAGCGGTAATATCTGACTTGGCCGCCACTGACGTGCCATTAAAGCCAATCATGATGCGATCCAGTGCACGGCGGGTAATGATCTGGTTGGTCACGCGGGTTTTAAAGTCACGCTTACCGGCCCATGCATCCAGACGGGCATAGCTGATATAGGTATCAGAGTTGGTTTGTTCGCAGCGGTATTTACCATTATCTTCAATGGTTTCCGGTGAGTTCGGCTCACGGCGAACCGTGGTGGAGGTGTTACGGCTGGCAATCGGGCCACTGACACCAATACCAATGCGCTGGCCTTCCTGCTCTGGCACGAGGTTAATGTTGATACGTTTTAAAAAATCGCTGGATTGTTGAATTTTATCTTCCAGCGTTTGGGCCACTGACGGGACAATCGTAAATTGTTTGCTTACCCGTTCCAATGACAAGCCGTTGAGCTTGGCCTGTGCGGACAGATATTCGTCCCATTTATCACGTGTTTCATTTCTCATGTTCTTTATTCCTGTGCATTCAATAGGGCGATTTAGCAGTTGATAGTGTCGTCGGCACTGCCTTCCGGGCCACCTTTAGCCGGTGGGCGACTGGTGTGCTGACTATCTTCGCCTTGTAGCTTGGTCGTCAGCGCGGCAAACGAGGTGGACAACTGGGATAGTTGGCTTTTTAGGTCAGTTATTTCCCGTTGATTGGCGGCAAACTGTTGCTGATTCTCCAGTACGGTTTTCTGACTCTCGGCAACCAGCTGCACGGCCTGGCGAATATCGTCCAGATTGCCGTCGGTTTTCTTTTCAGCACCAAACAGCAATTCTTTAATTTTGGCAGTGAATTTCTTGCTGGTGTCGTCTGCTACTTGCACCTCTTCAAACTCAATAAAGGTTTCTTCCAGCGCGGTAAACAGGCAATCAGGGGAGTGTTTGCGACCGGCCAGCGGGTTGGGCTTGGACTCGGCAACCTGTTTTGCACAGAACTGAAGTAATTCAGTGCCTAAGCTGGCGGGATCGTCAGTCAGCGCCAGCCCTTTCAGATAGGCGCGGCCACTGGTGGCGAAGTTCGGATCGAACTGAATCGAGCTATAAACCTTCTGGCGGCCCTTATTCAACGTGAGTAATTCGTCGGTCGGATCAATCTGGGCAAGCAGCGCCAGTTTGCCTTTGAGTGCCCCCTCGCTGATCTCTTCCGTTTTCACGGCGGTGATGTCGCCATAGCAGCGGAACACGCTATCAGGTATCGGGCTTTTGTAGTGCTCCAGATCGACGCGGGCACCGTAGACCTTGGGGTCATAGGTGAGTGCGATATCGACTAAGTCCTGACGGTTAATTACGCGGCCGTCAGTGGTTGCCCCTTCAACGGCAACGCGGAAAAACTTGGATAATTTAGGCATATAACAATGCTCCGGGTATCAGCAATCGGTGTGCAATAAGCAGCGGACACCATCATCACCCCAGCGGCTAAACCCGCGCAAAGCCTTGTTATTGTAAGAGGTCTGCTACAACTTTATCCCCTCGCCGCCAGTCACGCGGGCGCGATAGCCTAAGCCTCATGAGCAAATTAGCCCCCGATCCTGCACGCGATGCCCGTAGTCTTTACTGGCAGGGATACCAGATATCCCATATCGCTAAACTGACCGGTTTCAACGTGCATACGCTGTATTCCCGGCGCAAGCGCGAGAACTGGGACAAAACCGCGCCCCTCGACCGGGTGCGCTTTACCACCGAGGCCCGTTATAACCAGCTGATTGATAAAACCGAGAAAAGCGGGCGGGATTTTAAAGAGATTGATTTGCTGGCGCGCCAGTTGGTGCGCTTTGACAGGCAACTGAATAACGAGGGCGGCGAAGGTCGCAAAAAACAGCCGAAGAACCATTTCAGTGATGAACAGATCGAGCAGCTGAGAGTCAGGTTTTACGATGGGCTTTATGAGCACCAAAAGCGTTGGTATAAAGCCAAAAGTCTGGCGATCACTATCCGTAATATCCTCAAGTCGCGCCAGATTGGGGCGACCTGGTATTTTTCCCGCGAAGCGCTGATCGATGCATTGGAAACCGGCCGTAATCAGATATTTCTGTCCGCCTCCCGCGCCCAGGCGCATCAGTTCAAACGCTTTATTATCAAGTTTGCCGCTGAGGTGGGTGTCGAGCTGAAGGGCGATCCGATTATGTTGTCTAATGGGGCCGAGTTGCATTTCCTTGGCACCTCGGCGGCGTCGGCGCAGTCGTATACCGGCAACCTGTATTTTGACGAATATTTCTGGACCAGCAATTTTATCAATCTGCGCAGTGTGGCCGCCGGTATGGCAACACAAACCGGGCTGATAGAAACCTATTTCTCTACCATTTCCAGTGAAGAACACGAAGCCTATCGCTTCTGGTCGGGTGAGCTATTCAACGATGGCCGCAAAAAGGCTGACCGCGTCAACATTGATATCACCCACAAAAATCTGAAAAACGGCAAGATTTGCGCGGATATGCAATGGAAGCAGATTGTGACGGTAAAAGACGCCGCCGCACTGGGTTTTGACCGTATCGACGTTGACGATCTGATCGCCAAGAAATCCCCGGATGAATTCAACAACCTGTACATGTGCCAGCCCATCACCAATGGCGAGCGGCCGTTCTCATACAGCGAGCTGATTAATTGCGGCGTGGACGGTTGGAACGCGGGCGTGTGGGACGACTGGCGACCTTATTCACCGCGACCGCTGGGCAATTCTCCGGTGTGGATTGGTTATGACCCTAACGGCGAGGGCGAAGGGGGCGACAGTGCCGGATTGGTGGCAATCGCCCCGCCACAGGTGGAGGGGGGCAAGTTCCGCGTGCTGGAAGCCATTCAGTTGCGCGGGATGCCGTTTGAACTTCAGGCCGAGGAAATCAGGAAAATGACCCAGCGCTACAACGTGCAGTTTATCGGTATTGACGGCACCGGCATTGGTGGCGCGGTGCATTCGTTGGTACTGAAATTCTTCCCAGCGGCCATGAAATTTGTTTACAGCATCAGCGTGAAGTCCGCCCTGGTACTCAAGGCGCAAATGGTGATGCGCCGTGGCCGCTTTGAATATGACGCCGGGCTAAGTGTGATTGCTCAATCCTTTATGACTATCCGTAAATCAGTGACACCGGGCGGAATGACGACCTATACGTCTGACCGTTCCAAAGGGGCCAGCCACGGTGACGTGGCCTGGGCCATTATGCATGCATTGCAAAACGAACCGATTGGCGCAGAAAACGGCGGCACCGGCGGCGGCTTTGTTCAGGAGTTTTAACCGTGGAAATGAATACAACTTTACCCGCAGCAGTCACAACGGGAGCGCCGTCAGTCCAGCAACCTATATCGGCGATGGAGTCTTTTACTTTTGGTGACCCGACGCCGGTATTGGATCAGCGGGATTTACTGGATTGCATGGAGTGCGCCCGCAATGGCGATTGGTACGAGACACCGATCAGTTTTTACGGGCTGGCGCGTATCTTTCACTCGGCCATTCATCACCAGTCACCACTCAATTTTAAACGACGGGTGTTGATGAGTTGCTACCGGCCGCACCCGTTACTGTCCCGCGCTGATGCCGGGGCATTTGTGCAGGATTTTCTGGTGTTCGGCAATGCCTATCTTGAACTGCGCAAGAATCGACTAGGCGGCCCGTTGGCGCTGAAGCATGTTCCGGCCAAGTATATGCGGCGCGGGAGCAATTTGGATCAGTATTGGTTTGTGACCTATGAGAAAGAGGACTACGCCTTTGCGCCTGGCTCGGTGTTTCATCTGGCCGAGCCGGATATCCATCAGGAAATTTACGGCTTGCCGGGCTATTTGGCCGCCATCCCGTCGGCGTTGCTCAATGAGGACGCCACGCTGTTCCGGCGCAAGTATTACATTAACGGCAGTCATGCCGGGGTGATTGTTTATCTGTCTGACGCCATGCAAAACGATACCGACGTGCAGGCGCTAAAGCGCACGCTGACCGACGCCAGAGGGAAGGGGGCATTCAAGAACGTATTTGTCTACGCGGCGGGCGGGAAGAAAGACGGCCTGCAAATCATGCCCTTCAGTGAGATAACCGCCAAAGATGAGTTTAACGGTATCAAGAACGTGACCCGCGATGATTTGCTGGCCGCGCACCGTGTACCGCCACAGCTGATGGGGATCATGCCGACCAATACCAGCGGCTTTGGGGATGTCGAGAAGGCGGCGAAGGTGTTCGCCATCAATGAGCTATATCCCATCATGGAAGATCTGAAAGCCCTGAATGACTGGCTGGGCGTGGAGGTATTCCGCTTTAACCCCTACGCACTGGCCGAAGTTAAAGCCTGACCCGCCGATTCATTCAATAATTTTCATCCACACCCACACCGGCGCGCCCTGCGCCGCGTGCAATTCCCCCATTACGCTATAACGCGCTGTGCGGCCCATAGCGAGGCGTACACCTCACGCATCCGATCACGACACCCACCACCCGAATGCACATCACCATGACCCACAAGCGACGAACAAGCCAAAGGTGCCCGACCACCCCCAGACCCTTCAGCGCGCGATTGTCTCCCCTCCACGCCTGCACGCAAAAAAGGTCTCTTTTTGTGCATTTGTGCAAGTGGCGGCAGGCCGCGCCAGTTCTGGGCTGAAAGGGGTGAAATAGCATCAAAAATATTGTTCAATTGCATGCAGAATTGCGGGGTACTTTTTGCAGATAAAAAAAGCCCGCGCAAGCGGGCGGAAACTACGACTTACAAAGTATTTCGTCACAGAGATCTACGCATTCATTGCAGATATAAACCCCCGGCCCAGCGATTAATTTTACAACTGAATGTTGACTCTTTTGGCAAAAACTACAGTAAAGCGTTTCGCCTTCTGTCTCATCTTCCTTTTTATCTCCGGGCGTTAGTTGCATATTTATCATTTCTCGGTTGCTGCGCCGGACAATTCTTGAACATTGCACTAACTCATTGGATGTTAAATTTTCGGTGTACATAATACTTTGCAAACGGGCAATTATTCCGCTTAATTTCAATGTCCTATTGTTGTGATTTGGGTACTCTGGAGCAGGGCCACATTCATGAGCCATAATGTTTTATCCTTTTACAACACGAAAACCGACCAGTACCGAATCATCATCGTAATCCGCGCCTATTATGCCGCCTTCCACCATAGCGTTAATCACGCCAACCATGCCGACACGCATCACGCCATCTATCTTGCCGCACATCGCCGTGCTATCAGTGGCGAAACGGTCAGAGCACCTCACGCGACAGCTAGCCAGCGTTGTGATCGCGGTCGGATCTAAAATTAATAATTCATTAAGGATTTCAACCGCTTTATTTGCATTAATCATTTTGATTCTCCAACTTTGATAAATAGTCATCCTGATGAACTGTCATAAGTTCCGACAGAATAGCCAGGCGTTCGGATGCAGGTAACGCCCGGTATTTTTTTGCCCATCGCTCGGCTTTGCGCTTGATTCGCTGCCGGTCTATGTAATCTTTACCCGCGAATGCAGCGCTGTAGGCTGCGCCCTCCGGGTAATTCATCCATATTTTTTCTGTGCGTACGCCGCCGCGCGTCATGACGGTAAATTCATAGGTGCGCCAATCACCCAGCAACTCATCGTAAAGCGCTGACGGATAGCCAGAAATCATCACGCAGGCCGGTATCGCGCGCAGAGTAGCTATCAGTTGACGGTGATCTTCAACGGTATATTCATTGCGGTAACGGGTAAGACTGGTTCGGGTTTGATGCAGATAGGGAGGGTCAGCATAGACAAACACCCGGCCAGCAGTTGCATAATCAAACTGTTTAAGAAAATCGATGGCGTCGCATTGTTTAAGGTGTATTTGTGGCGCTTCACCTTGCGGCCAGCGGGCGCGAGTTAATAAAAGTGCGTTATCGTTGACATCAATACCGATATCCTGCACCGCGCGAGGCTTATAAAACATCACCGCGCCGCTGCCTAAATGTGATTCGATATAAGTTTCATGCGGTGGCATATGGGCGATGATTGCCTGATATGCGCCGCTGGCCGCTTTGCTGCCTAAGTAGGTGACGTTTTTCACTGGCTGACTCCATAGTTAAAAATATCTGTGCTGCAGCAAATTTTTATGTCTGGCACAGACGTGTTTATCTGTGTTTGCCGGTATGAACATGCGCTGGCCAGTACAGATAAAAACAACTGTGTTCCCTGGTATCCGGTACCGCACAGATGCAATTGACTGTGCTCAATGCAATTCACCACGCGATCGGCCCAATCCAAACAGGCTTGTCGTCGGTATTTTCTTCCTCAACTTTCTTTTGCTTACGCTGGTGATCGCCAATCAAACGAATAACCGTCGGTATTTGCTGCGCCCGCAGACGTTCGATACGCGCCTGAATTCCTTCTTTGGTTATGGCTGAATGTTGTATGCGATATAACGCACCATCCATACCTGCCCGATACGTGATATCTCCAACCAACACCGATGCGCCTTTTGCCATTGATTTCAGAATGTTGTTATTCAAATCAATGCCTATCGACGCGGCAAAATCTTTAATTTTTTGCTCTTTCTCACCCGGTTTAGCGGCCAGCATGATTTCGCCCTGGGTGGGTGGGCGTGGTTTTTTCGGTTCCTGACGCGGTTTAACTGGTTCGCTGCGTATTCGTTTAAGCATTTGCCGCCGTTCTTTAACGGTTAATGCCTCAAAACAGATATTTTCCGGTGGAGGCGGTGGCTCAATGACCACCGGCGGGGTGGCTATTTTTTGAACCCCCGTACAGTTATTGACAGAACTCCGAGAGGGCGCAGACGCGCCCTTTAGGTCAACGGCCAAATCAACGGACAGGTCAAGGGCGCGGGCTTTGACAATCTTCCACTCAGTGGTGCGGGTAATAATGGGCGTGTCGATGCCCACCGGTGGCGAGAACACGCCACGAATACGGATCACATCTTCAAAATATTCATTGGTGGTTTCTGATGTTTCGTAATAGGTGCGGGCGATCAAATTCTCGCGCTTAACAAATGGCCCGCCCTGGGCGTTAACGTACTCAGCCCAGCGACCATAGTCGGCGGCATCATGAACGGCGGCAAACTCTACGCTCAAGCCCATAGCAGTTTCATGGTCTGACATTTTGCGCAGTTCACGATAAACGGTAACCGGTGCACCGCCGATAAACTGAAACTGACGAATACGCCACCGACTGGCCCAGGCAGAAACAGCGGGGGCCACCTCTTTCAGTAGCTTGTCGGTTTCATCGTCGGTTTCACCATCCAGTGCGTAACCGTCGATATTTTTCGAAATGTATTTGGCGATGTAACCTGTTGCGCTGCCTTTTTCCGGATCAATAGCCTCGGCATGAAAACGGGCCTTTCTGGCCTTGGCGCTGTAAAGCTCGCCCTCATCCTCTTCACTGGCATAATCACGCAATACCTTACGTACTTGATCCACCGATTCAGGCAACATAAACAGCAACATATGCCAGTGCGGAGTGCCGTCATGATGTGGTTCGGCAACACGAATGCCGAATATGCGAATATCTTCCCGATGCAATTTAGCCCTGACCCGGCTCCACACCCCGCGCAAATAACGCTGTGTTCTCGCCGGATCTGCCCCGCACCATTTACGGTTACGGTGTCCGTGCTTATTAGTGGCATGGTATTTAGACGGGGCGGTCAGCGTATAAAACTCACCAACGTAGCCCAGCTCTGTGCAAATATCCTCAAATCCACGAATACGGGCCATCAGCTCGCAGCGACGAATGGCCGGATTAGCCACGCTGTGATCGTACTTATCAATCAGAGAAATGCGGTTGCCTTTTTCGTCCTCTAATTCCATTGACTTGAGAAACTCGCGCGTGCGGCGCTTCTGCTCCCGCCAGTCGCTAACCGTTCCTAAGCTAGAATAAGGCGAGGCTTTTTTGCTGACATTGCCCAGGGCAATATGCAGATGCTCTTTCCACTTATCACAGTGGCGGCGCAGGCAGCGAGTCCACCAACTTTCTGACTGCATTTTGGCAATATAGGAGGCTAGTTTGTCCTCGGTTAGTTTCTCGCGCTCATTCTGATAAGCATCCCAACCCGGCACGGATTGGCGGAAAGCGCGGGTGAGCGCTGACGCGCGGACGTAAAGAGCTAAAGCAATTTTTAAATCTGGCTTTCCGTTAACTTCATCATCAACAATTCCAAGTTCACGCTTGATCAGCAAGGCGATATCTTTCGCCAGTGTTTCAATGTCAGCACGGCCATAATCAGGCAACTGATTAAAACGGTATGCAAAAGGCGCGGTATCGTTGGCATTGGTCGATATCAGATATTGGTCATTGACCACATTCAGACGCGGCAATACACGCTCAACAAAGTTTTTTGTTAAGTGCGTATTAGCTCGCTGAATTCCTTGTGTTTGTTCCAGTTTATTAAGGTGAAACCTGATCCCGCGCTGCACGATTTTGGGCTGTTTTGATAACAGATTTTGCGCACTAACCAGCGCGGCTATTTGTTCCTCAGTCTCTTTCTGACTTTGGTTATCTAAATAGGCTGGTGCACCAATGGCGGGGCGGGGAGCGTTCCACGGGTAGGGCCATTCAACAGGCAGCGCACCGTTACCCGGATAAGGTAACGGCGGATCTGGTGCTATGCGGCCGTGAGAATGCTCGGTCATTTGCGTTTACTGGCAGATGGAATTTCAATAAAGATCGTTGAGTCTGGCCCGCCTGCTGGATCTGACATAACCCACGTGCTATGTGGTGGTCTTATCGCAATGATTTCACCTACAGCTTTACGTCCATCGGATTTACAACTCGCTGAACGGGGAGCGGTAATACTGTGAATATCGAAGCGGTTGTAAAGATCGCGAGCGATTGGAGTATCACTGTTTGATACGATAGCGTGGCAACCCCTGGACGACGACCAAACCATCATTTCAGCCAGTAGACTCTGTGTAATAAGGCTGAAACCATCAGAGTGATAGTGGGTAAAATTAGCGGTCGCAGATGTTGGGATATAAGGCGGATCACAATAAACCACATCGCCCCGCATGGTCATATTGAGTGTTTCGGAAAAATGACCGCATACAAATGTGGCCTTTTGGGCTTTTTCGGCGAAATAGCGAATTTCAGTTTCGGGGAAATAGGGCGCTTTATATTTACCGTAAGGCACATTGAATTCGCCTTTTTGGTTATAACGACAAATGCCGCCGTGGCAATGGCGGTTTAAATACAAAAACATGGCGGCGCGGTACTCGTTACTTAACTCACGTTCATTGAAGTATTGACGATTCAAATAATAATTCGCTTCACTGTTATCAAATTTGAAAAGCTCTCTTGCAAGGTCAATTATGTTCTCGCAATCCTTTTGTAATTGCTGATAGAAATTAATTAAATCGCCGTTAATATCAGCGATTAGATACTCGTCATAATCCGTATTCAACATGACGGAACATGAACCGGCGAACGGCTCGACCAGACGTTTCCCAGCTGGCAGATGCTGGCGCAAGGTTGGCATAATACGGCCTTTGGAACCGGCCCATTTTAGCGGGGAAAAAATGCGCTTCATGATTTCACCCCCGACATGGCACGGATAACACCTAGCGTTGTTTTACAATCGGCAAGCGCGCGGTGCGGCGTTCCATCAGTAACAACGTCTTGTTGTTCGGCGGCATTACTCAACCTTTGCCATTTGAATTTATTCCGCTTCTGATCCCACTGGCCGTAATATTCAGCGTAACTTTCCATGACGCACTCAGCATCAAAGATATATTTCTTACCTGATAATTGGCAATTGCTAGCGGCTACGGTTTGAAAAATTAAACGATAATCAAATAACGCATTATAAATAAGCAGGGTACGGTCATTGGTTAGCACCATGAATTGATAATGAATATCACGCCACGTTGGTGCATCAGCCACCATTTCATTAGTGATCCCATGAATGGCTGTTGCTGCTGCGGGAATGGCTTTTAATGGCTTAACGAGTGTATCCAGTAATATCTTGCCAGTACAATCAATGATACTGATTTCAATTATTTCAGCATCATCACCAAGGCCCGTTGTTTCAGTATCCAGAATAAGATAATTACGCTTCAACCATTTGCTCGCACGATTACGTGCGCCGTATTGGCATAAAGTCTGATAGATTTTAAAGCCAAGTTTTTTCACTGCGGCAATAAATGTTTCAATGGCTTTAGCTAATTTACTATTTTTCATTTCATGTCCCTTAAAGATAAATTCCCTCTAACGCAATGCGATAGAGGGATATGCGATTATTTTTCGTCAGATGGACGTTTGTATTTGTCGATATTCATCAGCACACGTAAGGCCATTGCGCCAGTTTGCACAGCCTCTTCACGGACAGCCTCTATATCGCCATTGTTATAATGGTATTCAATAGCCGCTTTCATTAGCTCGCCTGATTCCTCGGTGAGAATAGATACGGCATGAAGTGCATCGGTCGGCCATTTTGGGTGTATTTTTGAGGCGCGGGTCGCCTCATTAATTATTTCGGCTGAAAGTGACCATTGTTGCACGCAAATATCTACCCCTGAGCGAGAAGCAAAGGGGGCGCAATTGATAGCGATATAAGAGTCGAAGGGGGGGCGCTTGTGCCACCCTATATTCACATCCATTTCTGGTTCTGCTTTAAACTTGGCTCTTTGGAATGATTCAGCCGTGAGTAGGGCTTGTTTGCGCTCGTCTTCAGTGACTTCTATTGCCGCCACCGCATCTGCCACTGATTGATAATTTATGCCAGTAATAGCTTGTGCTCCCGCTCTGGTTTTTCTAACTGCGGCCATTAAAAGAGAACGGTCTGAATGAATTACTGAGAAGTTTTCATTTAAGCGTGAAGCGTAGTTTCTAAGATGGGTTATTTCATTATTAAGACGTTCTATTTCAATACCAGCGTCAGTTAGATGTTTGCGAACGTGGTCACCCATTAAACGAGCAGTAGGTTTAAGGTCGATAGCGGGAGTAAGACTATTCGCTACGCAGGTAAGCCCTTTAATGGCATTGATAGTATTAATATGAGTAGACATAAATTTCACCTTATTTTAGATAATAGGAATCCCGACGCATTAAATATCGTCAAAGCCTTTGCTTTATAGATTTAGTCTTTTACTTTTCGATCAGCTAACGAAAAATAATCTGGATATGGTCTTGTTAATCGAATCATAAAATTAAGAGCATCAATAATTAATTCTCTTTCATTCTCGGTGAAAGATTCGAAACGCCTGTTTGAGTCACTTGTTTTGAAAGGTCGGGAAATCTTTTTTGATTCAGCAATACGATTTGCACGAAACAAAATAATTTCACGGTTGGCTTGTCCGCTCTCGTCATTGTGCGGGTTACCATTGAAATGGCGGCACGCTTCATTGCGGTTAATATTGAGCTTTTTGCGCCATTCAACAGTAAAATCCCTGAAAGGTAATTTTCTGCAACTTTGCTCTATTCCAATTGCACCCATATACTCCCCCAATAAAAAGCACTTACTGAAATTAGTTTTTAGAAAGGGCTTTAAACAAATGCCCACATTAAACATCTAGGAACAACAAGCAGAATAATGAAGAAGACAATAGAAGCGGCCAAATATAAGGGGCCATTTCTTTTTATCATCTGTGAGTCGTTACTTTTCAAGTCGGCCCATGAGCAACCACGACCACATAGTTCTAGTATTCCGAATGGGATGTAAGCCACTAACAAAGCAATGACAAAAGCGCAGTTTTCTGTCATGCAAATATCCCCATTAAACGCGCAAACCAGCGGCGTTTATATCTTGGCTTTGCCATGTATGGTGTACGGCGGTCTTTAATAAAAAACACGTCCATAGCATTAGGCTGAAAATTACGACCGTCCGGCGTCTCAATCCAGCCGTGGTAATGAAATCGCTGTGTTACCTGACCACGATTTTTAGGCTGACCATTTGTTAATAATGAAGCCAGTGAGGGGCATTGTGCAGAAGTGACCATAATTAAACCTCGGCCGTTTCGGCAAATAATGCCGGGATTTTTTCGTATGACTGCCAATATTCAGCCGCTTCTTTAATAGTTGAAGCATCTGGACTTGCGGTGTAGGCAGCAGCTTTAGCGATATCTAACAGCTGTTCTACAGCCCAATATCTTTCCGCTGGTGAATGTGCGGGGGCGCGTTGTGTTGCGCGGGATTGCCTCAGCTCATACATATTGATTACTTTGTTGGCGGCGGCGGAAAAAGGTAGTAACTGACTCATTGTTTAATCCTCGGTCGGTTAATAAGAATAAAACCCTTTCGCAAATATAATTTTGAGGGAGGGTTTTACCCCCTCATTTTGTGCAGCCGGTCGATGTAATCCGTCGCCTGTGCCTGCGCGTCAAACTTGCCGTAAGAGTGATCGCCCTGGCTGACGTGGTAACGGGTGATAGGGTTTATCTTGTTGCGCTTTAATCGGGTAATGGAAAAACCACGGTAAACGTTGGTATGTTCACTGACTTTAACCACTGCAAAAATCGGGTTAAACGTCTCTTCAAACAGGCGCTTTGTTGCTGATATGGCAAGATTCATCATGCTGCCGCCTCTACTTTGTGTTTGCGGCCTTTGCCTGGCTTGCTTACGTTAATGCGGTCTTTCCAGCCGTGCCATGCAGCGGGCGCGGTATCGACCAATTGTTTCGCGTGGTCGTCCCATTCCTTACGGTTGATCCATAACTCCGCTTGGCCGCCAGGCTTAAGAGGGTCAGCCATGTAAAAGGCGGGGAGTTTTCCGGCCTTTGCCATTGCTACTACGGCACCAACAGTCTTACCGATATGAAGGGCGAAACCCTCTTTTGATAACAGGTCAGAAGGGTTAACAGATAAGCGAATTTCTTCTTTCACCGGCTTGCCAGTTCTGGTTTTCGCTTCGGTAGTTTCATCTATCGTTTTAGCTTCATCAGACATTTGCTATTCTCCAGATTGCTACTTGGTATCGAGTTAGAACTAATTGAAACCAGTTACAACACAATATTCTATTCCAATTGGAGTAGATACTATGGAGATGTTCGCACTATGTCAATTGGATTAGGTGAAAAAATAAAACTGATTAGGGAGTCCGAAAGGCTCAGTCAAAAAGAAATGTCTGATTTAACAGGAATTCCTTACGGAACATTCATTCACTACGAGCAGGGAAGATCAAAGCCGGGAGCTGACGCCATCATAAGAATGCTGAAAGTATCCAAATTTAGAAAATACAGAGACTGGTTTATGTTCGATGAGGTCAACCCAGCAGCCGGGCAAATAGCACCGGCCCTCTCTCTTAATGGGCTAGAAATCATAGCGTCACCCCCATCAGAGCCGAAAATTGGTTAGATATTTATTACGAATACGCTGACGACCTTTGGTTACAGGCTGTTAGCTACGTCGGAGGGCTTACTTATGTCGATTAAGAAGCTCGATGATGGTCGTTATGAAGTGGACATTAGGCCGCAGGGTTCCGAGGGAAAGCGAATTCGGCGTAGGTTTAACACGAAAGGCGAGGCTCAAGTTTTTGAGCGTCATATTCTTGTTAATTACCATGATAAAGATTGGCTGGAAAAACCAGCAGACCGCAGAAAACTCACTGAATTGCTTGGGTTGTGGTGGGTGTACCACGGCCAGAGCCATGTGCGGGGCAAGAAAGAGAGAGAGCGACTGACTGCGATTATTAAAAATCTCAGTGAGCAGGGCGTTATCAGAGCCGACCAACTGACCAGAAAGTCATTTATTGACTATCGCGTGCGCATGTTGAGTGCGGGGCTGAAACCGTCAAGCGTTAACCGACATCAGGCAATTTTAAGGGGAATGTTTACCAAGTTAATTAATGCCGATGAATACCACAGCCCAAACCCATTTGAGGGAGTGAAACCATTCAAAGAGGGTGAGACGGACATGTCCTTTTTATCTGACGAAGAGATAGAAAGTTTCATCAGTTTTCTATCCGGGGATGATCACAAAGCTGTTTTGCTGTGCCTTGCTACCGGTGGGCGATGGGGTGAAATAGCGAACCTTAAATGTGAGCATATTATCGGTAATAAGGTAACATTCATGAAGACCAAAAATGGTAAGCGGCGAACCGTTCCAATATCGAATGAGTTAAAGGCGCTCGTAGTCAGCGGAAAAACAGGCGCTTTGTTTTACCCAAACTATACAACCGTCCGTAATGTACTAAAAAAAGTGAAGCCAGATTTACCGCCGGGTCAGGCAGTGCATGTTTTGCGGCATACGTTCGCAACGCATTTTATGATGAACGGAGGGAATATCATTACGCTTCAACGTATTTTAGGACATGCGACGATACAGCAAACAATGACCTATGCGCACTTTGCGCCGGACTTTTTACAAGATGCAGTGGCGTATAATCCCATCGCGGGAATGTCCATAAAGTGTCCATAA